GCAAAACAGCATCCGCGGCATCGCAAACTTCCTGCAAGGTTGCATCCGGGTATAGGGTACCTACTCCGAGAGTGCTGCGAAGTTCTGCGACTGTTGCGAGCGACATTCCTATTTCCTTTCCAAAGCCTTGACCGAGCGCGGGGACAACGCCCGGCCAAGGGATCTAATTGGGCTTACGTTAGGTTAAACTTGCGAACGCCTGCGCCCGCCTTTGATACATAGATAGCAAGGTATGCGTATAGATTAATCTCTACTTCTCCGGAGGTCAAAACATTAACGCGAAGGTTAGTAGTAGGTGACTCCCAGACATAGACAGAAGCCGGGGCAACTAGGAAGGCAGAGTTATCAACTAAGCCAGTAGTTGCGATATTGTGATCGATTACTAGATCAGTTCCTAGTACGCGGCCGACAACTGAAGAAGGAGAAGCCTGTCCGCTTGCATTTTGTGGAACCTCTGCCGAGTAAAGTGCCCGGCCTGTGGTGTCTGCGAAGCCTTGAATTGCTGCCCAGTAGTCAGTGCTTGCAACTAACTTACTTGCATAATCTCCACCGGTGCCCTTGTAGGCTGCGGCTGATTCTGTTGCAATAAAGGACTGAAGGCCCGCGGCTGTTCCGGCTGTAGGTGCTGCCTGTACTCCCGAGGCTGCGAAGGCTGCGAGTACGGCATTATCTGTTGACTTCTCGTATCCCTTACGCATTTCGTTTAGTAGCAATGCCTCAAATGCAGGATTTGAGAAGTCTAGCAACTCAAAAGAAACCCGGTTAATGGAACTGAATTTCTGCGCGGTGATGGTGTCAAACCCTGAAGTCATACCAGTTTCGGACGGTGCGCCACCTTCGGCTACTACGGCGGTAGTTGGTGCAACGATTAACTTAGGAATAGTAAAGGTCAGTTGTGGAACTGTTCCCGACTTTGTAACTGCATCGAAGGCGGGACGGCCTGAGAATGTGTCAGTGATAAAGGTATTAAGGTGCGTAGGAAGTGTTAGGCCTGTGTTGTTGGCTGTTGAGTCATCGGCCGCGCGAACGATACGGCGTGAAGAGTCATCGCCCATGGCTGCCTTGATGGATGCGCCAAGATATTCGGCTGAAGTAATAGGGGCAACGCGCTCGCGCACGTTAGTTACTGAGACAGTTGGGCGAGCCGCTTCTACTACCGGTGCCATAACTTCCTCGTTTGCTACGATCTCCGGAATTAGTTCCAAAGCGTTCTCGCTTTCTGTTAGGTTGGATTCTGCTGCTACGTCAATAACCTGAGCAGATTTAAAAGCCGGCTCAGTTACTAACGACACTTCAAACAACTTGGCCGCCGTTACGTGCATGACGCCAAGTTTATTTTTTGACTTGATTACCTGAACGCCTACCGAAAGGCCTGCTTGTAGTCCTTCTTCAGCCAAGATTAAGGCCTCTGTTCCGCGGGCGCTTCGGCTAACTTTAAAAGATGCGTAGATACCGTCCTCCATAGTATTAAAGGAGGTAGCGAAGCCTAGGGGTTTTCTAATGTCGTGCTGATTCAATAACTTGATGGTCTTAGGGTCTTCGGGAATTTCAATAGCGCCAAGTTCAAAGACAACGCGGCCCGCTGATGTAAAGCCCACTTCCCCAGTGCCTGACGGTACTATCTTGCCCGAGATGGTGCGCTCTTCAACGTTGGCCGTTAGTTCTCCCGCAAAAGTTAAAATTAAGTTCTCGCTCATAGTCCATCCTTGCCGTTAGGGGTGAGGTCTGTCATTTCCATGGCTTGCTCTAGCGTGATAAGTCCAAGCGATAAGAGTTTTTCTATAACGGCCAACTCATCTAAAGGGTTAGCCCGTAAAAAGGAGGATTCTAAATTGAAATGCACTAAATTATTGTTGGCGGTGATGTCGTTCATAGACAGGCGTTCTTCAATTGCTGAAATAAAAGGTTGCAGGGTTAATGATACGAATTGCTTACGCGCATCCAATAAATTAGAGTAGGTCATGGAGTTATTGGCATCGGCTGAAAGCATGTAAGCATCAAGGTTACATAGGCGGGCGATTTGAGTAGCGTAATCCTGTTTTGCTTCATTGTAGAGCATTTCCTTTGGAGAAAATGAGGCCGGCGTATATTCTAAAGTACTTGTTAGATAGGCCGTTGAACGATTGTTCCGCGCTGTTTTCCAAGCATCTAAAAGCCCGCGAACTTCCTTAGGGTCTAGGTCTGCTCCGGTGTTTTTAATGTAACCAGAAGCCATAGGGGTAGAGGCGGCTATCTTAGAAGACTTTTCTAAATCTATCGCGGCTTGTAAAACTAAAGAGCCAGACGCAAGGATGCCATCGTTTAGGCTTTGGAATGTAACCATGTCTGAGATATCTTGAAAGGCTGCATCTATAAAGTAACCAGTGATTAAATTATTATCTATAGAAAATTGTGGAGTTACTCTGTGGTTGGCTATCCATTCAAACCTTGCCGGGCGGTTGTCCTCTTGGTAGCGTTCCGTTACTCTCCAATAACTAACACCGTAAAATAGTAATGAGTCCACCGTGTAGGCTATTGTCACCGATTTAGTTTGATTAAGTGCTATTTGGTCAAGCCACAAGGGTTTTTGGATTTCTTGGCCTGAGGTCTTTCGGTAAAGTTCTAAAGGCATGGCCGCAATAGTTCCGGCGATTAAGTTACGGGCGCGAACTACTGAGGGAACTGTCATGGCGCTTTGGCGCGTTACATCGTAAAACTGCAACGATGTAAAAGGGTTGCTTAAAACTTGAGGGGCATATTCCGCGAGAACAGACGGGCCCTTAGACTTTGATTCTGATCGCGTAAATATGCCCATACCTAACTGTATCATATTAAACCAAACCAAGGAGGCCTTGGGCGTGTCGGATTAGATAAATATCTCTGGCTTGGCTGCCGGGGTCATTAACTTGGAGACAACCATGGCCAAAGAGATCGGGGCCGAGATATCTCCGGCGGATCGGCGCTTAATTAGCCGCCATGCAGAATCGGAGACTTTAGCCGCGCAATTGTTCATCTGTTGGATTAATTCCGCTTGGCCGTTATGGATGACCCGGCGATTAACCAAACCCTCTAGGAAGTCCCCGCATGCCTTATAGAATTGTTGGCCTGAAACATCTTCGGTTATAATTCCGGCCCTTTGGAGTCTGTCGGCTATCGTCTGTGCTGTGTACTTGTCAAAACAGGTCAGGCGCGGGCGGTATAGGTCTGCCCACCCTTTAATCTCTGCCGCCATCTTTAACTCATCTATTGCCACATCTGAACTAAAAGTTTCCAGGATCCCGATACCTATTCGGCCATCCGGTAAGAGTTGGCCCGCAACTAAGGAGCCGTTACGCCTTGAGGGGCTAATATCAAAAGCGAAGACAGTATAAGCCCCGGGGGCTAATTCTAGCGTTGAGTCCGAAGTCTCTTCAAGTATTCCATGAGGCCAAGGACTAGAGAGCGAGTCTATCCACTGGCATAAGGTTTCCGTTCTAGTGTTTTCTATTGGTGAAGTGGCTATCGCTTCTTCTATTGCTTCTTCGCTGATTGTATAGCCTAAAGATGGGTTAGCCATAGCCCACGCCTTACGGTCATCTATTTTACAGTATTGCGGGGCTGAGTACTCATAATATCCGAAAGATTTAGGCGGGTAAGAGGTAGCCCGCTCTTTTAGGTCATTCAGTACGGTACTAAATGCATCTCCGGCATTTGAGCAGAGTAAAGTGTGGCTTGTCATGTGTGCGCGAGTGACTGGCGTGGCTGCTCTAAATCCCTCTTCCGTTACTTCCCGAACTTCGTCTATAAATAGCAAGCCATTGACTGAGCGACCTCGTGAGCCGTCTCTAGTGGCTGCGACTACGTCCAACCTAGCCCCTGAAAGCATTTCAATAGACTCTGTGCCGTTGGCGTATCGTATCTGCTTTACAAATCCTTTTAGGTGGTCGTTACTCTCTAATACCTGAGTTACTTGCCTAAAGGTATCTAATGCCATAGATCTATTGGAAGACATAATAAGGACATTGGTATTCCACTTTAGTAAGTGAGCCAATATGAGCATCCGGGCTAGGTGTGTCTTACCATTCTGCCGGGCTATAAGTAAAAGGTTAGTTTTCCGTACCCAAAAGCCCTCCGGGTTGATTGTAAGCATGTCTTTTAGGACATACTCCTGCCAAGGTAACAATGGCATCTTAATAATCTCGCATAGGTCTAAAATGTCTTGTATTTTACTCTCACCCGCTAAGGGTACGTTTTCTAT